GCCAGCAGGTTCAATGTATTCAGCGCGGCCATCAGCGGGGAATGCGATGGCTTCACCCGGTCCAGCGCTGACTTCTTCTGCCGCAGACGGGAAGCCATAGAACGCCAGCATCGGCACAGCACTGATGTGGAGCTGGTTGTCGAGGTCGCTCTGGATCTGATATGCCTTCAGGTTCAGCTCAGCGATGTCTTCCAGTGGTGGCCGTGACTCCATGAAGCCATGGCGCTGCGCATAGGCGACGCTAAACGGGATCTCGCTAAGGCTGGTGCGGCCTTCATCGACAACTTGGAAATCTCCGTTGTCTTGCTTCTGATGCAGCTGAAACTCACCTGGCGTCAGCACGCGGATTTGCTCCACTGCTTTTTCGCCGAACTCACCATCGGGCACGGTGACCATCTCAGCCAGGCGCAGTTGCGTTAGCACCTGCCGGCCTTCCTGCTGCTCAGCACGCCAGCCAAGGATCTGCCGTGGCGTGTATGTCACCCAGTAGGGTCGACCCCCATCAGCAGGTGCATCCACCAGTACACCAACGTGGCCATAACGGACCATCTTGCGGGTAGTTTCGTAGGTCCAAACATTTAAATCATCGCCCAAAAGGTTTACATCAAACAACTGCTCACGGATCACGTCGGCGGTGTCATCAAGCCTTACGGGCTTGCGCGTCAACATGCCAGCAAGCATCCGCTCTAGGCGTTGATAGAACGGCGGGCATACGCTACGTGCAAGGCGGTTGTCGTAGGACTCGTCTAGCTCGCGCGGCTCTTGCGGCAGATACCGGCGATGCTTCCGGCGCATCCCATAAGTGCCTTGCAGTAGATCCTCAATCAGGATCCAATGCGCCTCTTGTGCATACCACGCCGTATTGGCATCCTGCACGCGAGTAACGCGGCGCTGCGCAATCGGCCGGTCGTAGTTATTAAAGCCGGTGTACATTACAGCGCCGCAATCATAGGTGCAGTTTAAGCAGCAGTCAGCGTAATGCTGTTGCCGCGTATCTTGATGTCAAACTCAGCGCCGGGCTTGTAACCCATCTCACGCAGGTAGCCGTCACCGATCTGCAGCTTGCCGTTGAATTGCACCTTGGCTTTGTAGGTCAGGCCGCGGCCGCGCTTAGGTGCCTTTTCAAGCTCAAAACCCTTTGCTTCGAGCAATGCGTCATAGAAAGCGCTGAAGCTCAATCGTTCAGTGCCATCTGTTTTGAGTGAGGTGTAGCCGCATTCTCGCACCATTTCGGTCTTGGTTGCATTGCCGGCCAGTTCTTTGACCTTGGCGAGTAGTTCAGCACCCTTGAGCATGGGTAGGGGTAATGGTTGGCGGAGTCAATATAGTCTGATACCTGTAGATCGCCCAGCACCTGCGTGCAATGGGTTGAACTCACGCCAGACCAGGTAGCCAAGCGCATCGTTCATGTGGTCATGGCCGGCATCCTTGTCCGGGTCGCCCTTGTCGGTGTAGCACTGCAGCTCTAGGCATTCGATCAGTCGCTTGCAGCGTTGGTGGATGGTGAGCCTGACCTGACCCTTGCCGTTCTCCAGCAAAGCTTGAACAGCAGCCACGCGATCACGGACGGGAGGATTTGCGCGTGGTGACTGGTTGGACATGCCGTAGGACTCCAAGATCTGGATATCGGTCTGGCTTGCGTTGGTGCTGCGGTTACCGCCGCTGGCATCTGGGTAGATGTAGATACGCCGCTGCGGGTAGCGCGCTTGGATCTCTTGCGCCAATGCGTCGGTGTCATGGGCGCCGCTGATCTCATCAATCAGTAGCAAGCTGCTGCCGGTGCGGACACCGATCACGGCAGACATGTTGCCAACGTTGAAATCAACGCCAATACGCAGCGGCTCACGGTCTAGGTCCGGCAGCTCAGCCACCACATGCTTCTCGCGGCTGAAGCGGTCGTAGATGGTGCCAGTGGTGAGGTTAACGAACTCTCCATCCAAGTACGCACGCAGCAGGTTTGGGTCGTAGTTGGCCTCTAGCCGCTCGATAAAGTCCGGCGGCAGATGCGGGTTGTCTGCTGAGCGCATCTTGATCAGCTTGCGATCAGCACGACCCTTGGCGTCCTCACTGCCGAAGGTGTTCCACATCCAGCGGAAACCCTCCGGCGTGGATGCAGCACCAAACTGCCGCACGTTGCCGGACCGCAAGCGGCCAAGGATCTTGGGAAATGCCTTGTTGGCGATGGATGGCGTCACTGTGTCGATCTCATCGGCCAACACCCATGCAAGGTTCAAGCCGATGATGCGGCTCCAGTTCTCGAAGCTCCGGCACAGGATCTTCGTGTCGCCGCCTGGCAGGTGCAGCATGTATTCCGGCAACGGGCTAGCCCTGAAGGTGTAGGGGATCTCATACGCCTCAAGGAACTGCTCGAAGTCGTTCTGCCAGATATCCCGGATCAATGGGCCAGTCGGCTCCATTACTGCGCCGATGAAGCCTTGATTGGCCGCGGCCAGCATCACCGCCTTAGCGCACAGGGCTCTGGTCTTGCCAGCGCCATAGCCAGCGCTGATGCCAAGGATCTGCGTAGCGCTGTCATCTACAAACGCAAGCTGCCCAGGGTGCAGGTCAGCGCGGATGCGCTGCAGCAGATCGCCTGTGTCCTCTTGCGTTGCGACATCCATAAACCCAAGCAGGCTGCCGGGTTGGCAGATGCCGGCAAGCAGGCTCACGCTGGCTCGCTGATGACAGTCTTCACTGTGCCATCAGGCTTGACTGCAATCACCTTGTAAATGCGGGGCTCATTGCCCTTGGGCTTGAGCAGGCGGCCAACGGCGGTGGCGGTGGGTTTCATTTTTGATTACGAGCAGCGCTACGGGTTTCTTTGACGTGCTGCTTGAAGAACTTTATTTGTTTTTCGGGATCCATGCTCCTTATTGCAGCCCTTACTTCGGTCACGCTTTTGCCGTGCCTCTTGGCAAACGCCTTTGCAATAGGCGTTTCGTGAACTGCGCGCAGCTTCTTAGCACGTGACTGATTAGAGCGGAATTCGACCCTATCAGCCCTGTTCCGCAGACGCTCGGCATTCCTTGACATTTCCAAGCCTTTAAAACCAGCGTTCGTTTCGTTGCGACGAGCCCTGCTATTAAGTCTGACATTTACAGCGGCTGAATCTCGACGGCCGCCGCTCATCAAAGCGTTGCCACGCTGGTCAAGCTGGGCAGCACGCGCTCTCATTTGACTGGCTCGGCTTGCGGCAGATGGCTTGGCAGCCGCCGCTACTTGAGGCTTGGCTTTAATCGCGCCTGGTTTCAACCCTTTGGGCTTGCCAACCGTGCCCGCAGGCTTGCCCGCAGCAATCGCCTTGGTCTGCGTAGCCCGCTTGTTACCGCTGGCTGTTGCAAGCCGTCCACCACGCGCTGTGGCTCCAGTGCTGGAAAACCTGCCTCTGTTGTCGCGTGCGTAACGGCGTGCCATGGTGCTATCGGCTCATAAGCCAATCTACGAAATCTCAAACCGCAGCAACTTGGCCTGATCTTCCAGCGCTTTGATTGCAATGCTCAGATTTCCTTTGGCGCGTGCTTCACGCTCGTAATCCTGCAGCCTTGCTAGTGCCGCTTGTAGCCATTGCGGGCGTTCTAGTTCCGAATCAAGGGCAATCAGCTTGCGTGCTTCGGCCATGTAATCACGGACCTGACGCTCACTGACGCCCCACAGTTCGGAACCGTGTTGAACGATCTGATGGTGGCTGTGAGCACGCAGGATGAGGTCATAAACCACGTTGACGCGGTTCTGAATTTCATCCTTGGTGCTCTTTTTTGCCACCGTTTAGCCCTTAATTTGCACAGGCATTACCAGATAAGTTACACCGTCCACGCCACTGGGTGTCAACACCACGGGTGTGGTTGCCGTATTGGCGTGCAGCGTGATGGCTTCTGCGGGCTTAAACGCCTTGATGCCGTCCAGCAGGTAGTGGACGTTGAACGCCCATGCGCCATTAGCGGTGCCTTCCACCTTGAGCAGCTCCTTGCCGTTGTTGGCGTCTGACTCGGCAGTGATGGCGATGGTGCCACCTGCTGCCTCGATCTTGACGATGGAGTTGTGCGCATCGGCAATGATGGCAACACGCTCCAATGCACGGGTCAAGCGGCGGCGGTCCGCAGTGATGGTACTGGCAAATTCAGCGGGCACCAGTTTGGCCACGTCCGGGTAAGTGCCATCCATGATGCGGCTGTAGATGGTGATGCCGTCGCCTGCGTCGATCACGGCTTGCCCTTTGGCAACGGCGATGGTGACCACGCGATCCTGCAGCAGACGCATGGTGCTGGCGGGCAGCACGAGGTCTAGGCCATCTGGCAGGTCAATGGCGTAACGCATCAGGCGATGCCCGTCAGTGGCTTCCATGTGGCCACTGCCGAGGTGGATGCCTTGGAGCATCTGCTTGCTGGCATCGGTGCTGGCGGCTGCCATGCAGGCGCGGATGCCGGCGGATAGGTGCAGCTCGCTCGTAGCAGCGTCCACAACCGGCAGCGCGGGGTAATCCGCCGCATCAGCCGCTGCAAGCCCGTAGGAGCCCGCAGAAGCCGTCAGAGCGCCATCTGCGAGGGTCAGAGCCTCATCGCCATCAAAGCGGCTCACAAGGCCAGCCAGCAGCCGATACGGCAGCGCTACAGCGCCATCGGTGTCCACTGCGGCTGGGATGGTGACAGTGATGCCGAGGTCAAGGTTGAAGCCGGTGATGGTCATGACACCACCAGCGGCTTGGATCAGGCAGCAATCAAGGATCGGGTGGCTGCTGCGATGGCCAACAGCTGGCGCAATGGTGCGCAACGCGTGATCGAGATCAGCTTGGCAGGTGACGGCTTTCATTTGGCGGTGGCGGCAGTGACGAGGCTGGTGATGATGCGTTCGTAATCAGCGGCGAAGCTATCCACGAGCTCCATGGGTAGCGGTACGCCGTCATCAATGGCGTTGTCGGCAATGGCTGCGGCGTACGCCACTGCTTGGGTCATGGTCTCATGCAGCCGATTGATCACCGGTTGCTGCTTGGCTGGAATGTGAATGAGCGATGACATATGCAACGAGAGTTTCAACGTGACGGCGGTTCAGGTCACCGCGCATGAATGCGCAGGCGTCCGCCACCAGCGCATGGTACGCCGCCGTGGTCAATCCTGCAACAACTCCACCACTCAAAGCACGCTGCCGGATCAGGTGCGCGCGGGGGATGCCATGCGCCGCTGCTTCGGCGTTGAGTCGCGCCAGGTCGTCACCGGTGACATTGATCTTGATTTCGGGCATTTCTGGTGGTGATGATGGTGCAAATGGTAGGTCGGACGCAAAAACCCTGTCCACGACTGGGTTCGGACGCAAGCGGACGCAAGTCGGACGCAAAAAACCCAGTCATACCAAGGGAGGACGCAAAATCGGGGTTTCTCCTTACCCCCCCCTATATGTGTGTTTTGTTCACGCCGTTACATTTCCCCTCATGTTTCCATACCTGACTTGATTTACCCCTATTTGCGTCCGAACAAGAGAAAAGGTAGATAGGGACTGGGTTTTTGCGTCCGAAATTTGCGTCCGATTTGCGTCCGACCCGGACGCAACTTGCGTCCGACATCACGACCACAAGTCCAGCTTGAGACCCGAGATGAGACGTTCACGGGACTTACCGGAGCCTCTGTCGGACGCAAGTTTTGGGAAGATCTGGCGCAATGCCGGCACCAGAAGCCTGGGTGCCTTGACGGTGCGGTCACTTGGTGGATCCGTTAACCACCTACCTTTATCGTCCAAATAGCCCTCTTCTCGATACCACTCTTGCAAGGCATCCCATACCCGCTTGGTTGATACCTGGGCGCCCTCTTCATAGGTCAGTCCGATAGAGTCACAGAAGTCCCAAAGATGGCAGCTGGCTCTTCTAACGTCTTGCATTGCTTGGCTTCCAGTTGTGTAATCAATGCCATCTGCAATGCTTAGCGCCATCCCTTCAAGCAGCCAATTCAGGAATGCAGGGCATATCTGCTGCTGGATGAAG